GTACACCAAAACTACAAAGTAAATTGATGGCTCATCAAACATCAGGGATGAACGCTTATGTCACATCCCTGTCACCAGAACCCGAATCTCACCACAACAAACCAGAAGAGCATGAAGAAAAGAAAGAAACCTTCGATGAAGATATTTCTTTAGAAGAAGCTCTGTCTACCCTGTGAAGGGATTCAACTCACTATGGCTAGCGGTCTTCGGACTGCTGGCCTTTTTTATTATGGTAGAAAGTATACACTTAAACTACCATCGGTCAGAGACACCTCAGTGTAGGATCTCTGGCTAATTGGCTTTTGCCCTCTACGGAGGATACCATTAGCCGTCTAGACGGTGGGATAGACCACAACAAATGATCAAAAAAATTTACGTACGTAAGAAAGTCAATATAAACTTATTCCATATTAATGGCACAACAAAATAGTACGCTACTCACCTCGCTTACAGCGCCAGGTGCAAATAATGCGACAAGGGCAGGTGGTACCTTTACAACTACCGAACGAAGAGCACTTTTCCTTAAACTTTTTTCTGGAGAAATGTTCAAAGGATTCCAACGCAATACAATTGCAAGGGATCTAGTCACAAAGAGAACCCTAAAGAACGGGAAATCTTTACAGTTCATCTACACTGGTCGTACCAATAGTGAGTTTCATACTCCAGGTCAGTCCATCTTAGGTAACAGTGACAACGCACCTCCAGTAGCTGAGAAAACTATTACAGTAGATGACCTACTTATTAGTTCAGCATTCGTATACGAGCTAGACGAAGTTCTGTCTCATTATGATTTGAGAGGAGAAATATCTAAGAAGATTGGTTATGCTCTAGCTGAGAACTATGACCGTAGAATCTTCCGTGCAATCACAAAGGCTGCACGTAAAGCAAGTCCTGTAACAAAGACTAACTTTGTTGAACCAGGTGGTACTCAGATTCAAGTAGGTTCAGCAACTAACTCAGGTGCTGAAGCTTATGATCCTGATGATCTAGTGACTGCATTCTATGATGCTGCAAGTGCACTAGACGAAAAGGGTGTGAGTACCGAAGGTCGTGTTGCGGTTATCAACCCACGTCAATACTATGCACTTATAAAAGGACTAGATGGTTCTGGTATTGGTGCTTACTTAGTAAACAGAGACGAGCAAGGAGATGCACTACAATCAGGTAGAGGCGTTTATGAGATTGCTGGTATCAAGATTTACAAGTCAATGAACATTCCGTTCTTTGGTAAGTTTGGTACTAAGTATGGTTCTGCATCTGCTACTGCTCCTGGTACAACTGATCCTGGTAACACAGGTTCATTCGTTGGTAATGCTATGGGTGATCAGCACAATGACACAGTAAACGACTACGGACAAGAAGCTAAGTTCAACAACTCTTGTGGACTTATCTTCCAGAAAGAAGCCGCTGGTGTTGTTGAAGCAATTGGACCTCAAGTCCAAGTAACATCTGGAGATGTATCAGTCATCTACCAAGGAGATGTTATATTAGGAAGGCTCGCAATGGGCGCCGACTATCTAAACCCTGCTGCTGCTGTTGAGTTGTTCTGTGGAACAGCTACAAAGCCTGCTGCATTCGGTTAATGTACATACGGGGAGTTAACGCTCCCCTTTTTTTTATATAATTTTATGGCTTCCACGACAATTGATAACGAGACCGAACTCTCCGCTGTAAATGCTATCTTGGGAGCTATTGGTCAATCCCCTATAACAAGTATTAATAAGACTAATCCAGAGGTAGGGTTTATATATAATTTACTTAGAGATTCTAATGTTGATGTACAGTCTGAAGGCTGGCACTTCAATACAGAAAGACATGTTAAATATACACCTCAAGATGTAGGTGGTGTAAAAAAAATAGCTATTGGTAATGATATTCTAAAGATGGATGTCACTGATGGTTGGTCTAAAAGAAACTACGATGTAGTAAAAAGAAGTGGTTACTTATATGATAAGTATGATCACACAGATGATTGGGATGAATTAACAGACGGTATTGATTTAGATATAGTTAAGTTACTTAGCTATGAAGATCTACCTGAAGTATTTAAAAGATATATAATATATAAATCAGCAGTTAGAGCTGCTACACAGTTAGTAGGTAATCCTCAACTAGCTCAACTCTTAGCACAACAAGAATCATTAGCTAGAGCTGCAGTTATGGAGTATGAATGTAACCAAGGGAACCATACTATGTTTGGTCTACCTGAAGATAGTACATACAATGCATATCAACCTTGGAGGTCGTTAGGAAGATAATGGCATCAGTAACTCAAACAATAGATAACTACTTTGCTGGTATATCACAACAGCCAGATCTAAAGAAGTTTCCAGGTCAAGTAAAAGATATAGTTAATGCTGTACCTGATGCAATAGAAGGATTATATAAAAGACCTGGATCTAAACGTATAGGATCTACACCATTAGCTAACGTACAATCTAACGGTTCTTGGTTTCATTACTTTAGAGATGAGACAGAAGGTTCTTATATAGGACAGATAGCTAGTGACGGTAAGGTTAGAATGTGGAGTTGTAATGATGGTACTGAAAAGAATGTATGGTATCATACAGATAACAGTGCTTATAGTGGAGGTAACTCTGATCATACATCTATCACAGGATACTTAACTCCTAGTAGCGCTACAGCTACAGAAGACTTACAAGCATTAACTATTAATGATACTACATTCTTAAATAATAGAACTGAAACTGTAGGTACTACAGGTACTACAACTGCTAGAGAACATACACACTTTGCTTTTCTAGAACTATTAAGAACAGAAAATGGTAGGCAATATGGTTTAAATATATATGCTGATGAAACTGCTACTAATCTAACTAGAGCTACTAGATTAAAAATAGCTTCTGATACTTTAGCTGAAGGTCAGAATACAGGTACATGTCCTGGTATAGGTACTCAAGTATTTAGTGTAACTAGTGGAAGTAAAAAGAATCTGATATTCCGTATTACAACTTTAGGTCAGCAAGGTCAATTAACATCTAACGATGATAATGAATCTAGTCCATCTAATATTTACTCTTGTTCCTATAATAGAAACGTATCACTATTACATGGTGGAGAAGGTTGGGCAGATGGTGATACAACAACAGTAACATTAACTCATTCTAAAGGGGGAGGAGCATCTGGCGACAGTACTACTAAAGCTACATATACAATTGAAGTTGAAGATGATGAAACTGTAGCAGTTAAAGGTACAATTAATGGAGGTGTGAATGGGATTATTCGTCCAGCTCCTACACCATTTGATGCAGATACTGCTGTAACTGTTGATACAATATTAGGAGGAATTACTACAGAATTATCAGGCACAGGTGTAAGTTATAAAATAATAGGTAATGGTATCTATCTGCATTCTACTTCAGCTTTTAGTGTTGAAGTAGTTGATCAGGATCTTATGAGAGTAATGCAAGATCAGGTAAATAGTATTGAAGACTTACCTGTACAATGTAGAGATGGTTATATAGTTAAAATAGCTAACTCTAGAGATTCAAATGATGATGATTTCTATCTTAAATTTGAAGGTAATGATGGTCTTGATGGACCAGGTGCATGGGTAGAATGTGCAGCTCCAGGTATAGTAAAGAGCTTAGATGCTACTACTATGCCTCATGTATTACAACGTCAAGCAGACGGAGACTTCTTAGTTAAGAAATATACATGGGCAGATCGTAATGTAGGTGATGATAATACTAATGCATTACCTTCTTTTGCTGATGGTTCTTCTAAAATAAATCGAGTATTATTTTTCCGTAATAGATTAGCTTTACTATCAGGTGAAAATGTTATATTATCTAGACCTGGAGAATTAGGTACACCAGCTTTCTTTGCTAAAACAGCTTTAGCAGTTAGTGCTGTAGATCCTATAGATATATCTTGTAGCTCTTCATTTCCTTCTGATTTATATGATGGTATAGAAGTAGCTGCTGGGTTAGCAGTCTTTAGTACTAACCAACAGTTCTTACTATCTTCTGATGCAGAGATATTAAATCCAGATACAGCTAAACTGAGAAGTATATCTACATATAATTATAATAAAAATTTACCTCCTATTTCTTTAGGAACTACTGTAGGTTATATTGATAACTCAGGTAAGTATAGTCGTTTCAATGAAATGGTTAGCGTACAAAGAGAGCAAGAACCTATGGTTGGAGAAACCAGTAAAATTGTACCTACACTATTAGAAAAAAATATAGATCTACTTACAAATTCTAGAGAAAATTCTTTAGTACTATTTGGTAAAACTAATTCAGATATTGTATATGGATTCAAATATTTTGCTTATGGTGAAGAAAGGAAACAGCAAGCTTGGTTTAAATGGAAACTGAATAATCCAATTAAGTATCACTTTATTGTAGATGATGAGTACTATCTTTTAGATACAGATAATTTCTTACAGAAGATAAATTTAATGCAACAGGATACAGATCCTAGTATTGATGAAACTGTAGGATCAGATACATCTAACTATCTAATACATTTAGATAACTGGACTACTGTAGGTAATGGGTCTTATAGTGCTACTACAAAGCTAACTACATTTGCTAACCAGTCAGACTGGATAGATCAAGTGACCTCACCTAATGGTGCATTAGTATTAGTTGATATAGATACTGGTGCTACTAGAGTAGGACGTTACGCTCAATGCACTGTAACTAACACAGATGACTTTACAGTACCTGGAGATTGGTCTACTGGTACATTCTATATAGGTTATTTATATGAGTATTCAGTAGCATTTCCTACATTATACATGACTAAAACACAAGGTCAGCAAACTAAATCTGATGTCAATTCATCTCTTATTATACATAGAATTAAATTAAACTTTGGTAAGTCAGGTTTATACGAGACTACTTTACAGAGAACAGGTAAAACTGATTACACTGAAGTATATGAATCTGCTGCCTTAGATGAATATCTAGTATCAGATGCACCATATTTACCAGAACATATCCAAACAGTACCAGTATATGAATCAAATAAAAATGTAAATATACTACTAAAATCTTCACACCCAGCTCCTGCTACACTACATGCTATGTCGTGGGAAGGAGACTATTCACCTAGAAACTATAGACGTGTCTAAATACATTCACCCACTAACAATAGAGGCTGCCTTGAAGGTGGCCTTTAATTTACGTCCAGAAGACCGTAGAGAGATCGAAGAAGGTCACGGGCTAGATCCTATCGAACACCTAACTTTGTGCGTACACGAAGGCTTAGGGGTGTGGTTCGAGGTGCCTAACGGCAAGACTGCTGGTATGGCTGGAGTCGGACCTGATGGAGCTATATGGATGTTGTGCACACCTGCCATTCATGAGTATCCTGTCACCTTCGCAAGAGAAGCAAAGCGTTTCGTTGAGAGTAGAACCGAACCGCTGTTATGGAACATTGTTGATAAACGCAACATTGTTCATCTAAAACTACTCAAATTTTTAGGTTTTAAATTCTTAAGAGAAATTAAGTATGGACCTAATAACTTGTCCTTTATAGAGTTCTGTCGTGTGTACAAATCCTCATAAGCATACAGCTAAAATAGAAAAACACAAAAGAGATTACCGCTTCCAAGCTGAAGAAAATAAGTATCGAGGTAAGGAAGCTAGTTGGAAGATGGGTCAAAACAGAAATGTTATTGGCTTATCTAGAGATAGATCAGATGTTTATAGTAAAAAATTAGATATTATTGGTAAGGGTAGACAGCTTCAACAAGAATCAGAGAAAGAATATGCTGTCTTAGGCTCCACTGTTAGAGCTGCTGAAGGCGGTACATCTACAACTGCTGGTAGAAATGATTACTTAAAATTATTAGCTAAGACTGCACAGATTGAAAACAAGATAGATAATGTATTAGGTAGACAAAGTGCAAGTGCTATGCAAGGTATAGATAGAAAGTATCAAAATCAAGTAGTAAAGAATAGACAGAAGCTAGGATTACCAGGTCAGTATGGACCAGCTGTGTTTGAACGTCAGCAGAGTCCGTGGGAAAGAATACAACCTGTAGTTAGTGCTGTTAGCTCAGTAACTGGTATTGCTACTGGTATGGGTTGGCAACCATTTGGATAAACTATGACTAATTCATTTAACCCCTCGCTAGGTGTAGACACTAGCAAAACAAACTATCTGCAAACTGAAGTCGATATGACTGAAGCTACTAATAAGCAGATAGATGAAAACGTAAAGTTAGTAGATAAGCATTTTGATCAGCTCATCAAGATGCATAATGATTCCATCAAAGCTAATCAAAAAGGATGGAAAGAACTAGCACAGTTCACAACAGCAGGTGTAAAGTTTGCTAAGTGGGCTAGAGATAAAGCTGATGCTAAAGCTGCCTTAGATAACTATTATAATCCAGATAAAATTAAGAGTAGAGTCTTAAACGAAGCTGGATTAGATGTTGATGAAGCTGAACTAGAAGAGCAAAAAAGAATTAACTATACAGCTGCTGGTGAAATAGAAGCATTAGATCCTTCATTGTCTAATGCTTTAAAAGAAACTGGTATTAATAGAGCACAGAAATTAGAACTACTTGGTATAGCTTTTGGGCAATCAGGTAGTTTCTTTGAGAAAGCTCAAGATTTAGTACAAGTTGAAGTAGAACCAGGAGTATATAAAACTTGGAATGAGAAAGGTGGTCTTACAGCTGTAGAGAGATCTATTGTATCAAAAGAAATAGATGAAGTCTTTATAACTCAATTAGTAAACTCAGGTATAAGTAGGCGCTTAATAGATAAGTACTTACTTAAACCAATGCTTAAACAGCATGAAGCACGTTTACTTACAGCAAATGCTGAATCTATAAAGGCTGATAAAGAACAACATACACAATTCCGTAATAAGGAATTTGCTAATAAGTTTAACAATGCAGCTACTTCTTCTGATGATCCTGCATCAGCAGGTGCTGTTATAGAAGATTATCTTAAAACCTTTGCTGGGTATCATGCAGCTTCGTCCGGTATAAAAGATAAAGGATTCTTCTTAGCTAAACAAGAACTACAAGGATTTATATTATCTGGATTACAGAGTGGTGAAATAGATCCAGATAATGCTGAAGGAGCTTTAGGGTTCTTATTATCACCTAATGACGGTGGTAAACCTAGATCAGTTGAGGAGTATTTACCTCAATTTGC